GATCAGCAGCTGGCGAACCTTCAGCATGGCTTCCTGCCCCTTGGTAAGTTCAGACTTTCCTGAGCCTGCCTGTCCGTTATCGCTGCCATCTTCGGCGGCCTCGTTGACTGCTTCCGCGTCGGTCGTATCTACGCCCCGGTCAACCATCTGACACGCCTTCTTGGCGGCATCGATTGCTGGCATCTTCTTGCCTACTAGAACATTGTAGGCTCGCAGCCTGGCATGGAGTTGTAGGCTCATGGCCATCTCTGGGCCTGCTTCCTTGATGGCCTGTCCTGCGTTGTCTTCTTCTTCCTGCCAGATCAAATTGGCCTTCAGGATCTTCGCAGCTCCGACAGAATCGACGGCCTTAACTCCCGCATGCTGGGCGGCCTTGTTAACCAGTCCGTGATATACGGCATTGAATGATGAGGAGCCGAGGGCGGGATCATTTCGGAACCATGCTGAGATGCTCTTGTATCCGGTCTTGGCCAGCAGTGCCTCAGTGTTCGCATCCTCATCAAACCAGATCAGGTGAACCAGCATTTCGGCGGAATCCATCGCGGCTTTCTTCAACTTGCCAGCAGCAAGATGGATGCACTTGATTCGTCCGGCGATCGTCAGTGTTTTTTCCTTGGTTGCCATTGTTCAATACTCCAGTGTTTCTGTTGCAAGTTGCAACGGTTTGAGATCAGGCCGGAGCCATCGGCTCCCGTCACCTATTCCCTACATCGACCATTTGAGCATAATACTTGAGCCTTGTCAACCATTAGGGCAACTTTATTTGGTTGGCCTAATCTCAAGCCATAACCAAAGACAGCTCAACAGGTTATGACTTATCCACATGTAACCTGTTAATTCACAATGGGTTAAGCCCAAAACGCGTTGAACAGTTTCCGAGGGTACTAGGTCGCCTAAATTTGGATGGCCTTAGAATGGATTGTATAGCCTCTCAAGGGTATCTCAGGAAGGCCGTTGTAAGTCGTTACGTGCCAAGGGTTTAGGGCCGCATAAAAACGCCCCGATGGACGTACAAGCCGTTGCAACTTGCAACAGCTGAAATGGTCAAACCGTTCAGTTGTCATGATGTCGGATCCCGTGTCCGTCATGGAGGCCAGCATCGTAGGGGGATCGAGGCCATCGTGTCCGACCTCGTGCCTGATCAGCTGTCGGCAATGGATTGCCATTAAGAAATCCAGCCAATCCGCATGGGGGCATGGGGGGAATCGCCCGCCGCCCACCCCTTTCTTAGGCTCTCAGATTTTCTCTTCTAAATATCCTGACCATCAGAAGGGAGCTTCAAGGTTGTTTACACAGACAATGCACCCTCTAGGGATGGCATTAACACTGCCTGTTACCTTGTTATCTTTCTCAAAAGATACAGTAGAAGCAATGACAACATATTCGGGGGTCTCTTTAATCATCCAACCACAGGTTTCAACTGCAATAGGCTTGAACTGTTCTGCTTCGTCTAGATCCATCCAAGCCCCGTCGTAGCTAGAGATATCTACCCAACTAACTATGACTTTCTGCATCACTTCATAAGGATCATAAGAGACTGACGGCTCAGCAGTGTTTGGTAGCCCATAGGGTTTCCCTGTCCGCCTGCTCTTCCCGGTTTAGGGGCTTTTCGTGGTCTAAAATGAAGTCCACCACCTGTTGATCGTTTCTGTTTTCCTCGGAGTTCGTGAGCAGTCTGCGAACTACCGCTGCTGCTTCCAATTCCACTACCGCCACTTTCACCTCTAGGCATCTCTAGCCCCCTTCTTTCTGTTTGCTGATCGACTCTTGATCGTCAGGTTTTTTCTGCTGTTACCGCCACCCTTACTCAGGGGACGTTTGTGATCTACTTCTCTAGGATCACCCTTCTTCAGGCCCTTCTTACGTCTAGCCTTGTTACGCATAGATCTGCGTTTGATCTCTTCAGATTTGCCGTGGAAGTCTTTATATTCCTTGGCATAGTCCCGGCTAGATGTAGGTTTGTTGGGCATTCTTATTCGTCCCTAAATAGTAAGAAAGTCTTTTGTCTTAAACCCGCCAAACAGCCCCGGATATCGTCCGGCATCTGGCGTTCCTTCATATGGATCTCTCCACAACTGAAACGGCGACGGCTTTCCGGGCTTTGTTTGGGGCTTCGGAAGCGTGGGTCCGGGACTTACAGGTCCTGTAGGACGTGTAAGATCCAACGGAGGCACTCCACCGGGAACACCATGAGGATTTCCGGGTGTCGGTAGCGTGGGAATTTTGACAGGCTTACGCTTCAAACTAGGAAGAAGGTTAGGACCCCCGGGATTAAATGGGATGTTTAGTCCTGCCATATTGGTGTTACACATTCAATCTCTCCATTCAAATTCATTCCTGTCTTCCTTAGGCTTGTCTGACCAAGGCTTAAGGGTCCAATCGTTAATCTTTTTGGATCTCTGGACAGGTTCCTTCTTCAAAGTGCGAACAATCCTCCGGATCACCACAGCAATTCTCATTCGGATTCTCTCTGCTCATCTGTGTTTCTTTCTGTTAAGAATAAAAGAACCATCTCTATAGAGTCTATAGACTCTAAATACAGCCCTAATAGGGCTTTACCAAGATCCATCGAGTTCTGGAGGCCCCCCCTACCCCCCCCAAGAGTTTAGGAGAACAGGGGGAACCTACAGAAGGATTGGTCTTTACCTGAGTCCCTCTGAGACTATCGGCCCCGAGTAATGCTTCATTACCCACTTAGTCACCCTAATAGGGGCAACCTCAGAACCACTTCATTGGTCTAGGTTTACGTCCCACGGATCCTTCCATGAATTTCTCCAGTTCAGCCCGCAGTTTATCGTCTTTCCTGTTGGATATGGCCTTGTCTGCGTCCTGAGCCATCTGCTCTACCCAGTAAGCCACAGCCATCGACAGAGCATCCAGACGGTCATCGTGGGCTAGAGACCCTCTCTGGCGGGTCAGACGGCTCATCTGGTAGATCAGCTGATATCTGAGGGCCTTCTCTGGAGGCAGGCTCCGGGTGCTGTCGTAATCTTTCTCAATTACCCTGCGGTCTACAATCAGCCTGTGGCTTGAAATCGGAGGTTCCAAGGTGTCTATGATCCTGCGTTCCTTCTGGATGCTGTGCTTGACCTCTTCAATCGAGACCCTGTGAATCTTGCTCAGGATGGGCTTCAGAAGCTGAGTAAACATGCCATCTCCAAAGTTGGCCTCCACCCGGATCAAGTTGACCTCTTGTTCCTTGGCAATCATCGCCAGACGCTTCAGGGTGTCCTCGGAGTACCCTCCGGGCAGCCCTCCCGCATCAGTAACAAATAAGAATCCATTAAGCATCTTGACCACGGCATAGGCCGTTTCATCCTGTCCCCGTCCGCTGGGGTCAATGCTCATTACAGATCCGGTGTAATCAGCCCACGGCTCCCCACCTAGCGTCAGAGGCCCGTAGAAGCGATCTCCCGGCAGCCCCACATTAGGCAGGTCGTTGATCATGCTGTCCGCTGAAGCCGCCCAGACGGGCTTCTGTGGCCCCTGACGAGGATTCAGAGACATGACCACCAGATCCGACAGCTTCAGAGGATACCTATCCATGTCACTCAGGCTGGCATCTAGCATAAACTGGAGAGCAAATCCGGTTCGTCCATAGGACGCTTCACGCTCCATCAGGTCCTCAGAGTCAAATCTCTTTGGATCAGTGGGCTGGGAAACGATATCTGGGTCTTGTTCGACCTCTTCAGCAATCTTTGGAGACAGCCAATCCCCATATCCTTTTCTTTGAGGAACGGTGGGGTATCTAGAAGGCCAGATCCGGGGGATAAACCCACGTTCTGGGAGAACTGAATACAGACTAGATTCCGTTTGAGGGGTCCCCAGCACCACAATGTTCCCATCGGGCTTCAGGACCGCATCAAATTCCTTGATGGCCTCGCTCAACTTATCCCTCATGGTCTGGGTAGCCGAGTTATTCAAACTTTCGATGTCATCTGCCACGATAAGGTCGGCTCGGGACCCCGTGATCTGACTAGTGATGCCCTTTGAGACTACCGAAGGAGCATGTGAGGCCGGAGCAGGCCCTACATCAAAGGCAATCTTACTGTTTCTTTGGCTCTCATTGGGTATCAGGTGATTCAGTATCGGCATCTCAGAGATAAGACGTAGGGTAAAGGTACTGAAGTCGTCTGAACGCTGTTTAGAAGCAGATACCACCAAGATATTCTTACTGGGATCCAGTAGAAGCTGGTGGCACACATAGGCACTAGTAATCCAAGACTTGCCAACCCCACGGAACGCCTGAATCACTCTACGTTTCGGGCCGTTCTGTAGGAACTCTGCAATGTCATACTGAATAGGAGTAGGGTCTGGCAGACCAAGGTGGTCCCAAGCCAGATATAGGAAGTTTCTGAAGTCTTTGATTGCTTCTGGAATCACCATTTAGTCCTATTAGCCCAGTAGGCAGCTGACATCTTGCCTTTAGCAATGTTTTTACCATGTCTAGCTTTAAAAGACTTACGTTTCTTTTTCATGCGACTGCTTTCGCCTTTCTTAGGCTTGCCCGCAGTCTTAGCACCCTGCTCTCCAAACCGAATGAGCTTCAGCTTGTGGCCTGTCTGAGCAAGGACTACGTGAGACTTCTTAGGATGCTTAGGAGTCCTCTTTGGCTTGTTGACACCGCTAAGGCCGTGCCGCTTAATCATCAACTTACGTCTGTTTGAGTGAGCCATCAAGCTGCTCCTACATCAAATGGCAATGAGTCCACCAGATTCTTCAGAGGCTCGCTCTGTCCGGGGTTAGCATCAATGCCGTTGTCTTTAAGGAACGCCCTAGCCACACTTAGTTCCGCAGCAGTCGCCTCACCGCTTTGGATCTTATGAAGCAGGTCGTCAGCTACCGCATTAAACAGGTCTTGCAGAATCTTATCCGCCATACTTACCTCCAATAATGTTCATAACAAACGCCCCCAAAGCACCAAGGACCGCTGCGGCCCCCAGCATCCAAGCCTTGGACTGCTCTAGGTCTCTAAGACGTTTGTCGTGCATTGTTAGTTCCTCATCGTGAACAGCCTGTCGGGTTATCAAGGCGTCTACCTTGCCCTCTAGTCGCCCTAGTGCAATTAGTATTTCGTTGTCCATTACTTACTAGACTCCTGACCAATCAACGATTGTGGCTGTTTTTGTGGTTCCCGCAGCTCCACTTGTAAACGCAGTAGGGACGTTGACACTACATGAGGCATCCCAGTTTGTTCTGCTAGAAACTGTAACAGCGGTATTTCCTGCGGTTCCTCCCGTGCCTTGCGTCAGCAGAACTTGGGTTCCTCCGGGGTTAGATGCAACAATATCCAATGATGATTGAGCGTTGACTTTTGCTACTAAATCTGCACAAGTTCCCGCAGCACCTCCACCTGCTCCTGCAATTCCGTTTAGGAGAACCACAGTTGCTCCGTAGGTAAAGGCGGAAGGAACATTTACACTGGTGCAGGTGTTCCAATGTGTGGCGTTATTCAGAGTAATTGTGGTGTTGCCCGCGGTTCCTGTGGTTCCTTGTTTCAAAAGAACCTGACCCGTTCCGGGGTTAGTCGCAACGATATCTAAAGTTGACTGAGCGTTAATCTTTGCAACAAGATCTGCGGCAGTTCCAGTCGCTCCTCCACCAGCTGCGGCAATTCCATTAACAGCAATATTCGGTGAAGCTACTCCGTTGTTTTCATTGTCAATTTCAAATGTAACTAAAGTTCCATCACTATCTACCAAGGTGATTGTAGAGCCTTCATTTGGCTTGTCTGAAAAAGTAAAGGTCGCTTTAGCAGGCGCAGCCCCATTGTTTTCATTGTCAACTTCAAATGTAACTGAAGTTCCATCACTGTCAATAATTGTGATTCGCTCTTCCTCATTTGGTTTGTCTGAGAAAGCAAACGTAGCTGTGGCAACAACTCCGGGTCCTGTCAACTTGATCATAAAGTCTCCAGCATCACCCGCTGCCGTTCCATCGCTCATCCACATAACTGCATTTAGATCTGCGGGATTTGCTGGATCAGCTGACTGAGCTTTCCAACTTACAGTATTAAGTTCGGTTACATAAGCTGCTGGAATTGCTCCCGAAGAAGTCAAAGACAACACCTTTCCAGAGTTTGAACCGCTAGTTACTAAAGCTGTTGGGTTAGCTTTTTCTGATGTCTTAACCAACCCGGTAGAGGTCAGTGAATTTAGTTTGGTTACCATTTGATTGCTCCGTTTAAAAGTCTAGCCTACAAGGAAGCCTGTGAAAATTGATCCGTATGTGGTGTATACACTGGGCGTGTTATTCATTGCAACCATTATGATATCGAAAGTAAGTTCGGATTTAGCAGCGTCTTCAGCTGATATTTGATATACAACAGTTCCAACATGGCCGTGACTAGAATCGTCACCTGTTGATCGAACCCCGCTAGTTCCATCCGATTCTTCCGACCCAAGAACCTTAGTAACCATGTTTGAACTTCCAAACACCACCTCGCTTTCAACCGCAGTCCAAGGCTGTTCAACCTCTACCGAAGAAGAAGTTGTGTTGAGGACTATGTTCATTAAGCTCGACTCGCTACTCGCGTTCTGCCACACAGGGATGTTGTAAGTCATTATGAAATAGTCACCCTCTGAATAATTAGTTGTCTCTTTTACTAGCTTTAATTGCCGATCAATAAACATCCAAACACTAGTAATGTTTACGTTGAAGGTGCTAGTGCTGGTCCTATCGGCTATAGCCTTAAGTCCCATTATGTTTGCACCGTTTTTCTTCAGGCTGCCTGTAATGTTAAGGACATCTGAAAACGTAGAGGCTCCGCTGAAGGTTGCAGGGCCACTTACAGTTGTGCTTCCCGCTGTCTGATCTACCTTAAAGAGGTCGCCATCATCCGCAGAGTTTCTGACGGCAATGTTGCTGGAAACTTTAAGATCCCCAGTCACGCTGGATACTTCAGGTAATTGCAGCTTGCCTGCTTCAGTCACCTTACCCAGTGTGTTTCCGTCATGTTCTGTAAATCGAATCAAATCCCCGGCCGCATCAGCACTTTTGTTTTTTAGTTCCAGTGCGTACTTGTCTGCTGCATCGGTTTCTTGAGTAAACGGTTGAAGAAGCTCGTTCCTGACTGTTCCCCAGTTTCTGACATTGACAGAAATGTTC